GTTTGGGTCATGGATGCACCTGAAGGCAGCTAGGAACATCGCAATGACTCCAACACCCGACAACCTGTCCGAGGAGGCTGCCTACCGATACCATGAGCGTCTAGGCATCCTATGCGGCACAGACGAGCCTACACATGAGCAGCACATAAGAGCGCTCCAGGAGGCGCAGGAGTACGACAGGCTGGACAAGGCCAAGCCTGTGCGATAGGGAGGCCACGTCGACGTGAGCTGTAGGAGGTGAGCGTCGATATTAACCGAAGGACATGACAACTTTTATCCCCACCACCACAGGCATTCGCAGTCCCTTCCTGCGATCTCCTACCCTGTGTCTGGTGGGGATTTTCGTTTGAATCATGAAAGAGACTAAACCCAAAGGAAGGGCTCCAGCCTTCCAGTTCTATGCCGACGACTTCCTAGCAGGCACAATGACTATGACCAACGAGGAGCGTGGCGCCTACATCAGCCTGCTGTGCCTTCAATGGTCGAAAGGCTTCGTTACCGAGCTCGACATCCAGCGGATGTGCCATGGTATGCCAACGCATTGCCAAGGCATATGCCAAAGTAAGTTCGAAGCTGGAGACGATGGTCACTACCGGAACAAGCGGCTGGAGAAGGAAAGGTCGAAACAGAAGGAAAGAAGCGAAAAACAGCGGGATATTGCCAATTTGCGGTGGAACAAGGATGCCAACGCATTGCCAACGCATTGCCGCGAAGATGCCGATGATCATGCCGAATCTGTACCAGAATCATGCTTTCCGTCTCCATCTCCTTCTCCTATAATACATACACCGACACCAAAGTCTCCGTGGGAAGTCGCCCATGGGATCGAACTGCCCGACAGCCTCCGCACCCAGAACTGCCTCGATGCCGTCAAGCTGTGGCTGCAGTACAAGTCGGAGAAGCGTGAATCCTACAAGAAGACCGGCCTGACCGCAGCACTGACCAAGTGGTCGCGTGAGTTCACGCCTGCGGAGTTCCCGTCTATCGTCGAGCATTCAATCGCATCCGGCTGGAAAGGCCTTTACCGACCTCAAAGCTCTGCCGGCGCCATGCCAAATCCGGTTGGGAAAAAGGAACTCAACTGGAAGGACAGCCTATGACCAATGACCCCTTCCACGCCAACGATGACGAATACGGCATGATCGGAGCCTGCCTGAACGGAACCATCGACACATCCTCGGATGCCGTATCGGAAATCAGGAGCGAATGGATTCAACGGGATGAACTCAGGCTGACCTTCGATGTCATCCGCGGCATGGTTCAGGAAGGCAAAAGCCCGACGCTCTCCGACCTGCACAAGGAATGGAAGAAAGCCTATGGCCAACTTCCTGCCCCATTCGATGCTTGGAATCAGGCCATGGAAGTCTGCCCCAGCCCGGCCAACCTGACCTACTACACCAAGGCAATCGTCGAGGCTGCCCACAGACGCCAGCTCAGAGACGCTGGGGACCGCCTGATACGCGAGTCCGCTATGTTGACCCTCCAGCCCGATCAAATCGTCTCCAATGCCGAAGCAGGGCTCAGCATTGACGTGTCCCGTGAGACGCTCACAACCAGCAAACAGGTTGCCGGGTCATTCATCGACCAGATGCAGGATCGGTTCAACCGGAAGGGACAGCTCTCCGGCATCCCCACCGGCTTCTTTCATCTGGATGAAAAGACCGACGGTTTGCAGCCCCGTGAGATGGCCATCATCGCAGCCCGTCCGAGCATCGGTAAAACAGCCATCGCAATCGCCATTGCAGAACACGCTGCGATCAAGTCCAAGGTGCCGACTCTTTTCATCAGCCTAGAGATGAGCAAAGAGGCAATCTTCAGACGCACCATATCGACCGTTGGAAGCATCCCGATGCAGAGCCTCAAGAGCGGAAACCTGAATGAGGGAGAAATGAAGTCGATGATGCTGTCATCGGGCAAGGTGGCCAACAGCCCACTATGGTTCATTGATGGCTCCAGCATTCACAGTATCTCCAACATCATGGCCAATGTTCGACGAGCTGTGCGCAAGCACGGTGTACGTCTGGTGATCGTAGACTACCTGCAGAAGATCAAGGCAGCCGATCGCTCTGAGAAACGCACCTACGAGGTCGCAGAGGTATCGGGCAAGCTGAAGGACATCGCAGTGCAAACAGGAGTCGCTATGCTATGCCTTGCCCAGCTCAACCGAGAGTCGGAGAAGGAAAAAGGCAGGCAGCCACGCCTCACCGATCTCGCAGACAGCGGCCAGATCGAACGCGATGCAGACCTCGTGATGCTTTTGAATCGTGACAGATCGGAAGCTTCAGGCGAAGCTGCCATCATCATCGCCAAACAGAGAGACGGCGAATGCGGAATCGTGAACCTCCATTACGAAGGCCAATACTGCCGCTTCACAGACCCATCGCCGAGCTATTGATATGAGCAGAACACACAACGACAACCTCAGGCTATTATCTGAAGCACCGCAGATAATCGCACGAGCCGTCAAAGCCGGTTGGATATCCTACCCGGCAAACCAGAAGTTCCTCGAAGACGGTTCGCCGGACCCCATGCTCATCGAGGACTACGCTCAGCAAGCAGTCAGGCACCACCCCGAATCCATGATTCGCGCCTACCAGCTCCGTAATATGGGCCTCAGCCTCGATGGCACTGCCAAGGCCTGCAATGTGCCCCGCGGTTCCATCGTCTACATGATCTCCAAAGGCCACGAACTGACCCTAGCCAGAGAACGAGAAGCAGCAGGCCTCACCCAACAATCCCAATGAGCACCCCAACCAATCCAACAGTGGACGACCCGTTCCTCTACGCACCAAGGCCGAAGTCGGTGGTGCAGCCCGAGACCAAGGATGGCACCAGGCCTTCCATCCATGTCAGCCTGTATGCCTACGGAGGCATCTCAGCAGCCTGCCTCATGTCCTGGGTCGATCTGACAGCCACCTTCGCACGATCAGATCGCCAGACAGACCTACGCACCATCCGCGAGGATGCCCTGATATCCCGCAGCCGTTGCAGGGCTACCAAGTGGTTCCTCGACTCCGGCAAGGACGTATGGGTGCAGATCGACCATGACGTGGAGTTCGCCGCGGCCGACATCGTGCGTATGGCAGAGCTCGCCCATCAGCACCAGGCAACCGTGTGCATCCCCTACCCGTGCCGCACACTGCCGCCTAGGCCAGCCCTGCGTCCGAAAGCAGAGCACCTGCAGGCCCTGAAGTTCCAAACTGCCAACGCAGAGTCGGCTAGTGAGCTGGTGCCGATTCAGATGTTCGCAAGCGGATGCCTCGCAATCCCTCGTAAACGCCTCGTAGAGACGCTAGAAAAGCTCGGGAGGGTGGACATAGCACCCCCCTATAGAATCGACTGGTGCAAGGACGTGCGCGTCGAGGAGTTCCCCACGCTGTGGATGCCGTTCGCTGTAGACACCATGCCGGGGCAACTGGAGTACCTCTCAGAGGACTTCGCTGCTGCCTTCAGGATGAGCCTGTGCGAAGTGCCGCACTACTCGATGATGCCCAAGAAACAACTCAACCATTGGGGAGAGTTCCCCTACAGCTTTGCGCCTTATGCCGGGTAAGCCCGATAAGAGAAAGCGGGAAGGCAGAGTGTCACAGAGGACCATCGCAGAGGCCTCTGGTGTCAACGAGGTGTACGTCAACCGTATCCTCAAAGGCATAAGGAGCTACCCAGAAGAGACTATTGAGAAGGTGCTCAAGACTGCAGAGAAGCTAGGATACAAGAAAACAGAGAACCCAAACCAGCACTTCAATTCGACACTGACACAGGAGAAGGCGGACGCCATTGTTGAAGGCGTGATACACAACAAGTCATTGCAGACCATCAGTCAGGAAGCTGGTTTAACAGAGGGAGCCACGTTCAAATACATAAGAGGCGTCAAGGTTCCGATAGATTATCCCGAGACTGAGGAAGAGTGGCGTAAGGATGTCACGGGGTTCATGGAGGTAGCTATTTGGAAAGGCACTAAGCGACTTGCAGAAACATCTATCAACTACATCGACGATAGAACACTACCCATCGCAATAGGCGTCACCTTGGATAAATTATCCATGCTGAAGGGCCAGCCTACCAGCATTCACCTCGCTATGACAGCCAGCGTCAACCACCGGGACCTAATGAAGGACCTGAAGGAGCGCGATGTGACCCCCGTGAACGACGAGCAACTGCCCGATGCGGTTTAGGTAGTAGCTCCAAATGTCCTACCCCTCCACCGCGGCAACCACCGAAACACGCGAGTTTAGGCCTGTTTCGACGCATTGATGCACAATCCGTATTATATTCACTTGGTCACGCAAACACGCAGCAAACCAGCGTAAACATTGGGCCAAACGCACGTTGCACCATGAGCAGAAAGCCAGTGTCCTACCCCGTTACGACAGGTGGAACAGCAGTCACCGCGGCACCCCCCGGGGGAGGGGGTCGGCGGATTGCGGCAACGCCTAAAAGGCGACGGGTTTCCTCAAACGAAAAATATCAGGAAAGCCTCTATCACACCGCCCTCACCCTCGCCACCCAGGACAACCTCGACCTCACCCTAGAAAACACACACCTCCGCCGTGAACTCCGCCTCCTCCGCCGTCGTCTCCGCACCGCGCTGCATGACCTGCAATGCGCCATTCGAAGTCATCAAACAGCACAGCGGCCCTAAGCAGAAGCGTTTCTGCAACGAGGCGTGCAACATAGCCTGGTGGAACGAACAGCCGCAGCACCCTGTCATCCCCAAGGTCGACGCCAGCCACCCCCGTGCACTGGAGCTGAAGCAGAAGCGCACCCAGCTTGTCCTACTGGAGAAGGCTGATCCGTACACCTACGGCTACATCCCGGACCACTGGGAGGTGGCCAATGCGGAGTATGGCGCCACCCAGGAGCTGCTGATCAGCGGCGGCAACCGTGCTGGTAAGACCTTGTGGGCAGCTAGGCGTGTTGTGCAAACGCTGCTGGAGAAGGAGAACGCAAGTGTACTGTGTTGTCACACTAGCCATGCCACTAGTGTCACTGTGCAGCAGCCTGCTATCTACAACTATCTGCCTGTCGCACTACGAGCTACCAAGAAGGGCCGTATCCACTATTTGAATTACAGCAGGAAGAATGGTTTCACCGATGGCTCATTCATTCTGCCTAATGGCTCTAGGTGCGACTTTCTGAACTACACGCAATCGGAGAACACGATTGAGGGCCGTGAGGCTGATCTGATCTGGTGCGACGAGTTGGTGCCACAGAGCTGGGTGGAGACGCTGCGGTATCGGTTGATTACAAGGAGGGGCAAGCTGTTGATCACACAGACGCCGCTGGAGGGTGTTGCCAGTGTGTACAAGGAGTTCACTGCTGGCTCTGCTATTACGAAGTTCCACGACGCTGAGTTGCTCAAAGGCAAACAAGGACTGCCGACGTGGCCTGTGGGTAAGGCTGCACGCACTATGGTGCAGAATCAGACCAATAGGCGGACTGTGTTCTTCTTCTCGGAGGACAACCCGTACAACCCGTTCGACGAGATGAAGTCGAAGCTAGTGGCTTCGCCTATGGGACAGATACTGACACGGGCCTATGGGTGGGCTTCTGACAACATTGGGAAGGCCTTTGCGCGGTTCAGGCCTGAGATTCATTGCATCCCGGCTTCCTCGGTGCCTGCTGGCGGGACGCTGTACATGGTTTGCGATCCTGCGGGTGCGCGTAACTGGTATGCCTTGTGGATGCTGGTGTACGAGGATGGGAAGCGGGTGGTGGTGCGGGAGTTCCCTGACTTCAGCAATTATGGCGAGTGGGTGCTGCCTAGCGAGAAGGCTGACGGTAAGCCCGGGCCTGCGCAGACGCTGGAGGCTGGCCGGTCGATCTCGGAGTACCGGAAGCTGTTCAGGCAGATTGAGGCCGACTTGGGCTATGGCGAGCCGGTGATGCGGTTGATCGACCCGAAAGCGGGTGGATCGCCAGCATTATCGGAGGCTGGAGGCACTACGCTGATCGACCTATTGTCCGAATCCGAAGATCCGACTGATGATGGCATGGCCTTCATACCGGCTCCGGGCGTGCCTGTGGACCAGCGGACGTCTGCGATCAACTCGCAGCTCTCCTACGATGCCACGCAGGAACTGACGGCGATTAACGAGCCACAATTGTACGTTGTGAACGACTGCACTAACCTGATCTATGCGCTGTCGGAGCATACGGGCAGGGATGGGCAGAAGGGTGCTACTAAGGACCCCATTGATTGCCTAGGTATGTTGTTGGTCTCGGGCCTTGCCTTTGTCGGCCGTGGGGGCTTTGATAGTCGCGGCGGCGGTGGATACTAACACAAGACACTATGCAAGGAGATTCCTACAAGACGGCGACAGACGTGATGGCCCGGGTCGGCGAGGAGCCCAATGTGCCGGCATTGACCGAGGAGCTACGGCGCAGTGCTACCGATTACGGTGTGTTTGCCCGTGTCGACCGTGTCGAGCAGGTGCGGTATTGCCGGTGGGCTGGGCAGACCGACGATGGCAAGAAGTGGAACGACGCCAACCGTAACAAGCCGGCGTTTCCTTGGGATGGAGCGAGCGACACGCGTATCCCGTTGGCCGATGAGGTGATCAATGGCCTTGTGGATCTGTGCTCGACGTCTTTCTGGCGCTCGATGCTCCGAGTTTCTCCGAGCAACGTGAGCCAGCTCGATCAGGCTGTTACCGCCCACAACCTGATGGACTGGGCGACCAACGCTAAGATGTACAACGATTTGACCCGTGAGGTTGAGTTGCTGTCGCAATACCTGTGGACCTACGGGTGGGCTGGTGTGCACGTCACTTGGCAGCAGGAGCTGGGTCAGAAGGAGCAGTATCTGACGATGGACCAGATCATGGCCTTGGCTGCGCAGTCGCCCGAGGGCTCGGTTCTGGCTGACTTGCCCAACCTGATTGCCAATCCGGAGGCCGATGATCAGTCCGCGGAGCTGCTGATGGCTGCCTTCCCGAATCTCAAGAAGCGTCGGGCTCTGAAGGCTGTGCGCGAGCTGCGCGACGAGGGCGAGTGTGACTTCCCGGTGCCCACGATGGTTACAAACAAGCCGATGATCGCGGCCTTGGCGCCGTGGGATGAGATGGTGTTCCCGCCGGAAACCACCGATATCCAGTCGGCACGGGTGATTTTCCGCCGGTTCTACATGACCGAAGCTCAGTTGCTGAACAAGGTCGAGGTGGAGGGCTGGGACAGCGAGTGGGCGCAGGAAGCGATCAACACGATGGGACGTTTCAGCGACTACTCGGACTTCTCGTACAGCGTCGGGCTGGCTGAGAACTCGTTGCTCGACCGTGAAAACCTGATCGAGGTGGTCTACGCCTACCAGAAGGCCGTGGATAGCGACGGTATCCCGGGTGTGTTCTACACGGTTTTCAGCCCTCAGGTGGGCGACAAGTGGGGCTACTTCGAGGCGCTGGAGTACTCGCACGGACAGTACCCCTTCGTGGTGTGGCGTTCGGAGGTGGTGCATCGTCAGATCACCGAGAGCCGCGGCGTGCCCGATATCTGCTCGACCTGGCAGCATGAGGTGAAGGCCCAGCGTGACTCGATCTTCGACTACACCAGCTTGGCGACGCTGCCGCCCATCGAGGTGCCAAAGACTCGTGGCGGCAACCTGAAGATTGGCCCGGCCGTGCAGGTGCCGGTGCTGCGCCGAGGCGAGATTGGCTTCCTAGCGCCTCCTGCTCGGGAGCCGAGTGTTGCCTTCAACCTGATCGACTCGGTGATGGCGCAGACTGATCGGTACTTCGGGCGCCCCACCGAGAAGGTGCCGCCTGCCGTGACCCAGATGCGCCAGCAGCGCCTGATCAACAACTGGCTGCACGGGTGGACCGAGGCCTTCCGCCAGGTGCTTGCCTTGACGCTGCAGTACGTCGGCCCCGCGGAGATCATGCGCATCACGGCTTCGACCACGCCGTTGCCGGAGAACGTGCAGGACTTCGATGTGATGCTGAAGTTCGACATCCGCGAGCTGTCGACCGACTTGGTGACGGAGAAGCTCAAGGCCATCAGCACCCTGGTGCTGCCTCTCGACACTGCCGGCGTGATCGACCGGGCCAAGCTGATCTCGGTGGCGCTCCGCTCAATCGACCCCAACCTCGCTTCCGAGCTCGTGATGCAGCAGGGGCCGGCTGCGCAGAAGATGTTCGGCGAGACCAACGACGAGATTGCGCTGATCAGCCTCGGGAATCCCCCGATGCTGCGCGAGAACGACCCGACGGCTGCGATGCGCCTGCAGTTCGCCCAGCAGGTGCTGGCGAGCAATCCGAAGTATCAGGCCCAGTTGCAGCAGGATCAGCTCTTCCAAGCCAACCTGCAGAAGTACATCGAGAACCTGCAGTTCTCGGTTCAGCAACAGCAGAATGCGGTCACTGGCCGCCTTGGAGTGCAATGAAACTCAACCAAGAACAACTGGCCGAAGCTCTGTCGGTATCCGACGAGCACCCGGTAATCGCGGCATTCCTGCAGATCATTGCAGATACGGCAGAGGACGAGAGTCGTTCTGCTATTATGCCTAACCTGTCAGCAGAAGACCGCGCCTACAACTGCGGCAGGGCTGCTGCCATACAAGATTTGGGCTTGCTAATAAGCTCGCTCAGAAGTGAGAAAGATTTGACTTCTCGTCATTCTTGATATCTCACTACAACAACGGCTTCTTGGTGGGCCTTTAACCACCCTGGCGAACCATACCCGACTTGCAGGGTCAAAACAGCATGGACATCCCGAATACGACACAGGAAGCGCAACCTGCCCAAAACACGGCACAGCCCCCAATCAACCCGATGCAGTTCGACGAATCGGCGTTGGCGAAGCTGCTGAAGACACGATTCAGCGGGGAGGAGGAAAGGCAGCAGAGCGTCGAACAGTCGGAGCCT